CGGACCGGGGACGGCCCCCAATGGCCGCCCCAGCGCGGCCGCGTGCCCAGCGGTGTTCAGCGACCCGCTCCGCCATCCCGCCTCGACGACGACCGTGGCCTCCGCCAGCGCGGCGATCAGTCGATTGCGTTGGCAGAATCGTTGGTATGAGGGCAATCGTGTACACCCGTCAATCCATCGACAAGGCCGAGGGCATCGACCGCCAGCTCGCGCGGTGCCGCGCACTGGCGGCATCCCGTGGTTGGACCGTAGTCGAGGAGCTGACCGACAACAACACATCCGCCACCAAGACCCGCGGCAAGGGTTCCTCCTGGGACCGGCTCCTCCGCTCAGACGCGGACGTGGTGATCGCCGTGAACATGGACCGGCTCCTCCGCGGTCAGGCGGACCTCCTGAAGCTGGTGGACTCGGGGCTTCTGGTCGCGACCGTTGAGGGTGACCTGGACCTCACCACCGCTGAGGGGAAGTTCCGTGCGGAGCTTCTGACCTCCCTGGCCAGCTTCGAGACTCGCCGGAAGGGTGAGCGGCAGGTCCGCGCCAACGAGGCACGCGCCACGGGAGGACTGCCGGTGCCGGGGCGCAGACGCTACGGCTACCTTCGCGGCAACATCGAGGCCCACCCCGAGGAGGCGCCGGTGGTGGCTGAGCTATACCAGCGGGTGCTGGCTGGGGAGGCGGTCTTCTCCATCGCGCAGAGCATGGGCTGGCGCCCCCGGCGTGTGCGGGAGACTCTGACCAACCGCTCCTACGCGGGCTACGTCACCCGAAACGGCGAATGGTTCCCGGCTGACCCTCGGGTTGCTCGCCTGGTGGACGAGAAGACCTGGACGGATGTTCAGACCCTTCTGGCTGACCCCTCGCGCAAGACCACCCCGGGCAACACCATCCGGTACCTCGCGTCGGGGATCGCGCAGTGCGGTGTGTGCGGCGCACGGCTGGTACACCAGTCCGGCAACTACCGATGCAAGGACTTCCTGTCACACCCGACGATCAAGGCCACCCTCCTGGACGAACACCTCCAGTGGGAGGCGTTCAGCCTGGTGGCATCCCAGGAGACTCAGGGCGGGGACATCCTCGCTCTCGCCGGTGAGCTGGCGGAGCTGGTGCGCAAGCGTGGCGTCCAGCAGGACATGGCCACCTGGGAGCACGCGGACCTCGCCAGTATTAGAAAGGAGGTCGCCCGGCTCGGTGCGGAGATTGCGCGTGTGGAGTCGGAGCTTGCGGTCCTCCGGTCCTCTCGTATTGCCGAGGACGTGGCCGCTCAACTCCGCTCGGAAATGACCGACGAGGCGGGCGCGGACTGGTGGGAGAAGACGTGGAAGGAGCTGCCGCTTGAGAGTAAGCGACAGCTCCTTGCCGGTCTGGACATCCGGGTCTTCAACGGGCGGGGCCTTGACCGGGTATCAGTCACGCCCCGCCCTTATTGACGTAGACGGACCCGATGGGCACCCATTCGGTTCCGTCCCACCGTTACTTCATCCGGTAGGGCTGTCACAGGAGAACCACCAGCACCACCAGTGCGGCAAGGCCAGCGGTAGCGAACGCTCCCCAGAAGGCGGGTGCACCCTCACGGAAGCCCTGCGAGAAGCCAGCCCAGAAGCCGCCTGTGCGCACGCGGTCAATCATCGTCGTCCTCCTGCAGGAGAAGGAGCAGGGTCGCTTTCGCTTGGGGTGGTAGACCCTCCCGGGCCACCGTCAGGGCGTCAAGCTCGGGGTGTGCCGCGTAGAGTGCCGTCAGCACTTCTATGGACTTCTCGTGGTCGAGCGCGAACCAGCGCGCGCCAATACTCGTGTTCATTCCTCTATTTCCTTTCGGTTGTTCGCGCTCCATTCGAGCGCTTCTTGATAGGCCTTCTCGCTCTGCGCGAGGAGGGCACGGATGGCCTCCTGGTAGATCAGGTGCGCCGCCTGGAGGCGCTGATGGGCCTCCCACAGCTCCTCGCTGTTCATGCCCACTCCCCTGAGGTTTCGCGGGCCTTGAACCGCACGCCTACCCAGAGCCGCGCCTGAGCCGGTACCGGATCGAGGATGGCCAGGGGCGCCGGACGACGGACCAGGCCGCTGTGGTCACGCTGCTTGACCAGCTTGCTGACGTTGTTCTTCTTGAACAGCTCGTGCGCCTCCAGGCGCGCCGCCAGGGTGTTCTCCGCCAGCTTCGACTTACCCGCGGCGGTCAGCCACTCCGTGAAGTCCTCATAAAGGTCCTGGGTCAGCACCTTCGCGCTGGGATCGAACTCCAGGCGCTCCATCGCGTACGCCATCACAACATCCGTCTCCTCACGCCAGCGGGCCGTGTCGGCACGGACGGTGATAGGGGTGGGGAGTTGCTGGCGTCCATTCTCGAACCACTTGACCGCGCCCTTGATGAGCCAGGCGAGGATGGCCTCCCACTGCCCATCAGGGTTGTCACGCAGGCGCTCACGTAGGCCTGGGTCACCGTGACGCTCATTCGGCGCCATCAGCGGGTCATCCGGGTGAACGAACTTGTACGGGTATTTCACCAGCGCCAGACGCCGCCACGTGCCGCCGTCCGTCTCAGCTACCTGGGGCACAAAGTTGGTGTTGACCATGAGGGTGTGGGTGGTGTCCCAACTCACCCAGTCCTGGCGCATGGCGCGAGCAGTCATCACGGCTGTACCCGCCAGGTCCTTGAGGCGCTTGGTGGGCAGGTGCTTGCCTTCCGGTGTCTCCTCCAGGAGTGCGAGGCGTGCGCCGCGCAGGGTCATGAGGTCTGCCGGGTGCTCATTCGGTGAGGCCAAAAGCACCTTGTCCGGCACGAACACGCCGTACGAGCCGAGGGCCTTGATGATGCCGGTGTCCGTGGCGCTCTTGCCGTTTGAGCCGTCACCGGTCTTGATCGGGATAACGTCATCGTCCACGGCAAACCCGGTGATGCCCTGTCCGTAGCGCACCTGCATCCAGTCACGCACGTCCTCCGGGAGAGCCTGGAGGGCCTTGTCCCAGTCCGGGTGCTTCGCGCCCGGCTTGTACTCCGCACCAGTCACCTTGGTGAGGTAGTCGAGGGCCTGCGGCTCACGCACCATACCGGTACGCAGATCAACCAGCCCGCTGAGTGTGTTGAGGACGTAGGGGTTGGCGTCGAATCGTGACCCTTCGACCGTGAGCAGGCCGCGGAGGAAGTAGACGACGTTTGCCGCCTTCTGCTTCTGGAGCAGTACAGCGCATCGCTTCACGTCCTCCGGCTTCACGTCGGCACGGTTGGTCAGCTCAGTGAAGAAGGCACGCAGCTCCAGGCGCACCGCCTCCACCAGCTCCACCTCATCGGCAGGACGCCACACGATGTCATCCCAGTAGCGCCACTTTCCTTCGGAGTAGCACCAGCTCTCCTTGAGAGGCATGCGTCCGCTCACGCGAGGGGCGGTGTCGATACCATCGCGAATCTCGCCGCACGCGAACAGCTCCGCAACAACCGAGTCATCCAGGTACCGCGATGACAGCAGATCAAGCGCGCTCATCGTGCCACCTCCGTCCATGGCAGGACGCGGTGGCCCTGGAGCATCGCGGCGTGAATGCTGTCCGCGTTCATCGCGAGGGGCAGGTTGTGGAAGGCGCCGTAATCGTAATCAGGAGGGCAAGAGCCCTTGTCCCAGAGGTCTGTGCTCGGGTTGTAGAAGTACCCAACGCCGGAAATGCGGAGGGTGTGGTTGAGGCCCAGAGGCCCGTACTCAGGCGCGGCTCCCCCGCGCTCGGATGTCTCGGCGCTCACAGTAGCCCCGCCTCACGCAGGGCCTGGCGGAGGTCATCCGCTTCAAGAGCCTTCAGCAGGCTGATCCGGAGGAGCAGGTTATTGACAACCTCCTGTGCCTCCCTTGTGGACGCGATGGCAGTGGCGGATTCGCGTGAGCGCTGTTCGTAGATTGCCTGAGCGCTTTCTAGCTGGCGCTCAAGCTCTTCAATGTTGTTCATTGTTGTTCCTTGAAAGAGGGGGGCTGACCCTGCTACCCGGACCGCAAAATACAGGGAGTGTCAGCCCCGGATTGTGGGTGCGGTCTTGGTCCGGGTGAAGAAGGGACGGAGCGGACTTCCGGGCTGTTTACCATGGGCGGCTCCGTAATCCCATTGTATCGGCTATTCACGATTGTGATATTCCTACAATGGCTGCCATAGTTCGTTTGTAAATGTCAAGTTTGCTATGTAGTTGTGACGGGTGTGACGGGTAGGTTTGTTAAACCTCTATGCATGCATCTATAGACGTTCAACCGAAAGGGGGGTCACACCCGTCACAAAATAGGAATTACGCAAATATGGGATAATGTCAGTATGACCATTACCTCCTCCCTAGCCTGCCCACTGTGCGGGGCAATGCGCACAGATCAGAACCATCAAGGCTCTCCCGCGCGATACCGCAACGGGTGTCGGTGCGGTGAGTGCCGTGCCGCATGGAGCGTGTACAGCATCGAGGCCCGTCGGCGCCGAGCTGCACGTCACCCCGAGCTGAATCCCCACCTTGATCACGGCTCACTAAGCACCGCCAACAACCACCAGTGCCCGTGCTTCCCCTGCCGTGAAGCGGTGCGCGTCCACTCTCGCGCGTACCACGCTGCACGTAGGGCGGCTCAGTCGTGAGCGCCGGTCACCGTACGCCTGAGTACCTGGCGTTCATCAAGCGAGAGCGTCCGCGCTGGCAGGCACAGATCAACGCTGCCGGTGCCGTGCCCTGCCGACGCTGCCGGGGTGCCATCCTCGCTGGGCAGAAGTGGGACCTGGGCCACATCGTGGCGATGGCTGAGGGTGGACCACTCACACCCGAGAACACCTGGCCCGAGCACCCACGCTGCAACCGCAGCGCAGGCCAGGAGCTGAGCGTCAAGCGCAAGGCTGCCGAGGATCGGCGGGTGTTCAAACTGTGAGCACCGAGCTATCGCAGGCGCAGGAGCGCCTGGACATTGCAGTAGCTAAGGCCAGTGAGGCTGAGGCTGAGCGTGCGTCAGCACAGGCTGAGGTCTATCGACTGAAGCGCCTTGCTCTCCTCGCTGAACTACTGGAGTCAGGTGACCTCTCGGGTATCAGCATCTACCGCAACGGGGTGCCGATCCTATGAACCGACCTACCTCGCTGGGTAGTGGTGCTGTCCACTACACACCAGGCCACACCATCGTGCACTTCGGTTCACCCGAAGGCACAGCGTTCGCGTCGTCGGAGTTGAGCGATGACGACTGAACTTTTTGACACAGCCGTGACAGCCCCCGTCTATCGCAGCTCGCATTTTGTCCCCGAAGACTGGGCATCCCTCCGGGACTACGGGCCACTCCCCCGCGTTCTCACTGATCAAGTCACGACTCCCCAGGATGCTGCCGAGTTCCTCTGGGGGGCTGAGCTTCTGCGCCTCCACGGTGACCAGAAGTTGACCGACGCCGAGCTGACGCCGCAAATGCTGAAGGTCTGCGACCTTCTCGCGGCTGGCAAGAAACGCAACGCGATCCTCATGCCCCGTCGATCCGGCAAGACCACCTCACTCCTGTGCGTGGCCCTGGGCCGTGCCGCTCTGCGCCCGGGCTACCGGGTGGCGATCTTCACCATGACCACCGGCAAGGCGGGCCGCAGCCGCTTCAAGCGTGACGTGGCGCCCCACCTGGAGTTCCTGCAGGAGGGTGTGGACAAGCGCGACTGGCCGTACAAGGTGATCCATCAGGCAGGCTTCGAGGGCGTCGAGTTCAAGGACTCAGGCGGCATGGTGGTCTGGGCCTCCTCCATCTCCGACTTCCGAGGTGAGGCGTTCGACCTGGTGATCCTCGATGAGGCGGGTGAGCCGGAGCCGCAGAAGGTGAAGGACACCCTTGCCGCTGCCATGCCGACCACCTCAACCCGCAAGGGCGCGCAGCTCGTGGTTGCCGGTACGGCGGGCAAGTACCGCGAGGGCAACCTCCTGTGGGACTGGCTGGAGCAGGACCTCCCCGCACGCCTGCGCTACGACGTGGCGGAGGAGCACACCGAGGAGGAGCTGGAGGACTGGGCCTACGTGCGCCCGCTCGCCCTCGCCATGCACCCCGGTGTGGGCAACCTCACGAGTGACGCCGACCTGGCGGAGCAGTTCCAGACCCTGGGGCCTGCCCTGTTCGCTCGGGAGTTCCTGGGTATCTTCGAGCAGCTTGGTGGTGGGAAGTTCGTCAACCCGGTGCGGTGGGCGCTGTGCCAGGCCGAGGGTGACCCCGAGTTTCCCGAGCAATTCGCCATCGCATTCTCGGTTGACCCGGATGGACGAAGCGCCGCTATCGCTGCCGCGTGGCGTGACGAGGCAGGCCATTCGCACGGTGTCATCAGTGAGCATCGGAAGGGCACCGCGTGGCTCATCGCAGAGCTTCAGCGTATTCAGCGCAAGCACCCCACCAAGCCGCTCTACTTCGATGAGTTCTCTAATACAAAGGACGAGGCGGAACAGTTCAAGAAACGTGCGGAGCGCGCGAACGTTCGCGGACTCGTTTGGAAGGACGTTGCCAACGGCGCGGCACGCCTCAAGAAGGACATAGATGAGGCGCGCTTCCGACACTACAACCAGCCCAGTTTGAACAACACCGCAGGCTATGTGACAAAGCGCGGTACCGACAACTCCAAGATGTGGAGTTGGGGGCGCACCCGGCAAGAAGGCGAGTGGGATATAACACCATTCGAGGCGGTGTCAAATGCGCTTCGGGCATATGATGCACGCCCTGCGCAAACAACTCTGCCGCCTATGTCGCTTGACGAATTCGACGATTAGTGCACATAGCTCAAAATATTGAATAGTGTAATTGCACTTATAATAGATGTAACATGACATGCATCTATCCAGGCGTTCGCTAAAGCGATGGCGAACCCCTTCAAGCGCCGGACTTCGGTGCTGGCCCCCTCTTCGCCAGCGCCGGGGTCCGGCGTTGCCATTACCGGCGTGCTCTCGCCCTGGGCCACCGCTCAGCTCGGGTCCGTCATCATCGGTGAGGGTCTGGTTGAGGCGGCGGGCGCGGGTCCCCTCTCGATTGAGCAGGCGCTCCAGGTACCTGCAATGGCCAAGGCTTACTCGCTCCTGGTTGCCTCCCTGGGTCCCATCCCGCTGGTCGCTCTCGACGCCACCGGCAAGCTGGAGGAGCAGCCCACCTTCCTGTACCGGAGTGACACCGGCGTCTCTCCGTACAACCGTCAGGTTGCAACCCTGCGCTCGCTGTTCTTCTTCGGGTACGCCCTCTGGGCCGTGAAGCGTGGCGCTGCCGGTCAGATCGTGGACGCCTCCTGGATTCCCGATGACCAGTGGAAGTACGAGAACGAGCGCGTGACCTACCGCGCCGCTGACGGCTCCTGGCACCCGGTCACGGACCCTCGCTCCGTCATCCTCTTCGAGCACCCGCTGGGCGGCATCCTCAACACCGCCCGCCGCACGATCCTCTCCTCCCTCCTGATCGAGGAGGACATCGTGCGCAAGCTCCGCAACCCGATCCCGCTGACGGCGCTGCGCAACAACCGCCCGCTCAACGAGAGCAGTGAACTGGCGCCGGACGAGATTAAGGCGCTTCTGAAGACCTGGACCGACCAGCGCCGCAACCCGGAGGGGGCGCTGGCCTACCTGCCGCAGGGCATCGTGCTGGAGGTCTTCGGTGAGGTCAACCCGGCGCTCTACATCGAGGCGCGCAACGCCGTGCGCACGGACGTGGCGAACTTCACCGGCATCCCCACCAGCCTGCTGGACGGCTCCCTCTCGGAGGCGTCCCTCACCTACACCACCACCGAGGGCAACCGCTCGCGCTTCATCGACGAGACGGTCCCGCTGTGGCTGGACCCGATCACCATGCGCCTGAGTCAGGACGACGTGGTGCCGCGCGGACAGCGTGTGCGCGCCGACCTCACCGACCGCCTGAGCGCAACCCCGTCCCCCACGGGACCCGTAACCGAGGACTGACCATGAGAACCACCATCACCGCCGTGGGCCAGAACGCCGTGCTGAACACCGAGCGCGCCAACTCCGCCTTCGTCCACGTCAAGGGCGGCACCGTCAACGCCACCGGCGCCAACCTCGCCTTTGAGGCATCGATCGATTCCACCGACGGGACCAACGGCACCTGGTTCAGCGTGCAGGCTGCGCGCACCAACTCCAACACCGCCGAGTCCAGCACCGGTGCGCTCGCGCTGAACGTCGGCGTTGGCAACACCTACGCCCACCGTTTCAACGTCTCCGCCTACCGCTACCTCCGCCTACGCGCCACCGCGCTGACGGCGGGCAACGTGGTGGTCACCCTCAACGGCAGTGCCGCTGAGCTGGAGCCGACGCCCGTGACGCCCACTCACGCGGTCACGCAGTCCGGCACCTGGAGCGTCACCGGCGCCACGCCTGCCGGTACCACCTTCAACGTGGTGAGCGCCGCGTCCACCAACCTCAGCAACCAGGTGGCCGCTGCCGCCAACCTTTTCGAGGTCAGCGTCTCGAACCCCACCGCCACCGCCGCCTTCGTGAAGTTCTACAACAAGGCCACCGCCCCAACCCTCGCCTCTGACGTGCCGGTCCTCACCCTCTCGGTGCCCGCTGGATCGACCCAGACCGTGAGCTTCGGTCAGATCGGCAAGCGCTTTGCGTCCGGAATCTCCCTGGCGATCACCGGCGCCGCTGCCGCCACGGACGCCACCGCCGCCGTAGCTGGCGTCGTGGTCAACGGAACCCGTATCTAAGGACCCCTCATGACTGACGAAATCAACGCGGACAGCTCTGCCGAACTGATTGAGACGTCCCAATCAGTGGAGGCGGGCCTGTTCTCTCGTATCGGTGACTCCCGCATCATCAAGGGTCTCCTGCTCCCCTTCGGTGAGTTGAGCCGCCCCAACGCCTCCGGCAACGAGCCGATCATGTTCAGCGCGGACAGCCTCAAGCTGCCGCGTGACCCGAGCGTCGTGACGCTCAACACCGAGCATGACCGCTTCAACCCCATCGGGCGCGCGGTTGCTCTTGAGGTTACGGACGCCGGTGTCGTGGCGGAGTTCGCCATTGCCGACACGGACGAGGGTGACGCCTACCTCGCCAACCCGGTGCGCAAGCTCAGCGCCGAAATCGCGGACATGGTGCGTGACGCCGCCGACGCCACACGTGCCATCTTCGCCCGCCTCACCGGCGCAGCCGTGGTCAAGGAGGGGGCCTTCGCGTCCGCTGGCCTCTTCTCGCTCGCGCCCGACGAGGAGACCGAGGAAGTCACCTTCCGCACCGCGCTCCTCAACACCATCCAGGCGCACGCCGACGCCCTGACCGACGAGGAGCGCACCGCTGCCCTCGCCGCGCTCAAGGCGCTCACCGACACCCAGCTCTCCGACTCCGCGCCTGAGGAAGACGCGGAGCCGGACACCAACTCCTCGGACCACCCGGCTGAGGACAACCCAAAAAAGGAAACAGCAGATATGTCTGACCAGGTAGTACCTGCGACATCGATGCTCGCCTCCTCCGCCGCTCCTGCCCAGCCGGGAGTCAACGAGGTATTCGAGCTGATCGACGCAGCACGCAAGGGTAACGAGAGCGCCCTCATGGCTCTCAGCGACATCAAGATCACCGGCACGGGTGCACTGCCCGCCGCAGGTGTTCTCCAGCCCGCATGGGCCGGACAGCTCTGGCAGGGACGCGCCTACCAGCGCAAGTACATGCCGCTCATCCGCAACGGCGTCATCCGCGCCCTTGAGGAGAAGGGCTTCGTCCTCGACCAGGGCACCGCTCTGGTTCAGCCCTGGGCCGGTAACAAGACCGCTGTACCCAGCGGTACCGCCAGCACCTCCGTCCGCTCCTCGACCTTCCAGAAGTGGGCTTATGCCGCTGATCTGGCGCGCGAGTTCTTCGACCTTCCCGGAGGCTCCGAGGTCATCGAGGCCTTCCTCCGTGGTGTGAACGAGAGCTACGCACGCGTCACCGACGTGTGGACCCTCCAGCAGATTGTGGCCTCCGCCACCACGCTGGTTGATCCCGACACCTACCCGACCGACTACCCCGGTGTCTTCGGTCAGCTCATCCAGGGTGCCGAGTACATCGAGGACAACGGCGACACGCCTACCTTCGCGATCCTCAACCAGAAGGCCTGGGACCAGTACAAGTACACGCCCAAGGACAAGCTGCCCGAGTTCATCTCCTTCACCTTCAGCATTGGCCAGAACGCCTCCGGCGCCACGGTCAACAACATCGTCAAGGGCAACATCGGCATTGACGACACGCCCGCCGTGCTGGTGGGCTCCGCCGCTGCCGCTCACGTCAACGAGCGTGGTGGTGAGTCCCCCATCGTGGAGAACGCTCTCGACATCGCCAACGGTGGTGTTGACCGCCTGGTCGTGGGCTACACGCAGTTCATGGCTGACCGTCCGCAGTCGCTGGTCATCGTGGGTGAGGCAGACGTCTGATGCCTGCTCCTGAGGACTTCTACGCAGAGGACGGCTGGCACTCGGTCGCCTCCCTCCGTGCTGCCTGGCCTGACGCCGAGCAGTACGAGGACTACGCGCTAGAGGACCTCCTGGAGACTGCGAAGCTTCGTGGGCGTGCCCACCTGGGGGGTCTGGATGTCACGTCCGGTCCGACCCCTCAGGTGGCACCTGCGAACTACCGCATGGCCCAGGCGATGGACGCCCGTGACCTCGCGATGGGCGGCATGGTCGCCCGGTCGGAAGGTGAGTGGGGCGACCCCTCCGCACCCATGACCTTCTTCCCGATGTCATGGCTGGTCAAGGCCACCTACACACCGCCGAAGCGGGTGCCCCATGTCGGCTGAGACTCCACGCACCTACGTCAAGAACCAGGTCAAGGCGCTCCTGCCGACGAGCTGGGTCTACAAGGACGGTGACCTCCCGGACACCGTGCAGAAGGTCACGGTCACGCAGTTCCTGACCAGTGCCGTCTTCACCCCTGAGGCGCCGCTGTCCGGCTCTCTGGACGTTGAGTTCGACCTCATCGTCCAGGTCCCTCAGCAGCTCTCCATGGCCCCCATCGAGGACGCGCTCCTTGATCTTCTCTTCGCCCTGCGCGAGGTGGACAACCTCCGCGTCACCCGCGCCGAGCGGTCACCCGTCATCCCCGGCGCATTCACCGTGCCCGTCACGGTGACCGTCACACCCTAAGGAAATTCCCATGGCTGCAATCGCCGTAACACCCATCCTGCTCAACGACTGCATCATCCAGATCGGCACCGACTCCTACGAGGCTGCCGTTTCTACAGTGCGCTTTGAGCCCACCACCAACATCATCCGCTGGAAGGGCATGACCCCGACCAGCACCTACGCCCACGCCGCCTCCCCGGAATGGTCATGCACCGTCACGGGTGCTCAGGACCTGGCAACCACCGGCTCGCTTCAGAACTACCTGCTCGCCAACGCGGGCAAGAAGGTGGTTGCCAAGTTCAAGCCGAAGAAGCCTGCGTCCGGCACCACCCAGACGGTCACCGCCACGCTCATCATCGCTGCCCCGGCAATCGGTGGAGACGTGGACACCATCCCGACCTTCACCGTCCAGATGGGCGTGGACGGTCAGCCCACGGTAGGCGTCGAGTAATCCGATGGCGGGTCTGGGCGTCGATGTCTTTGACGCGAGAGAGCTACAAGCTGCCCTCCTCGCGTTCAAAATCCTGCCCGCAGAAATCAACGCCCAGACCCGCAAGCACACCAAGAAGTTGGTGGACGTGGAGTGGCAGGCCGGTCTTGCCAAGCGCGCCAAGAGCAAAATTCAGCGCCGCGCGCTGGTGGGCACCGCCGTCTCCTCCGTCACCAACTCCAAGGTCCAGATGAAGTCTGCGACCAAGGGCCGCTACGGACGGGTCCCCGCGTCCGTGGTGGCTGCCGGTGCCGAGTTCGGTGCCAATAAGGAGCTGTACACCCGGTACTCCCGCCGCTCCCCCGGCGGTGGGTCACACACGGTGGAGCGCCGTGTGATGCGGCACCTGAGCTACCGCCGCCCTGACGGGTACGTGGTCTACCCGACCGCGAAGGACCTGTCCCCACGCATTGCCTCCATGTTCGTGCAGACGCTCATCCGCACGACCGCTGAGGCCTTCGACAACTAGGAGCTGACATGGCACGTGGATTCATCGTTGACGCCTTCCTCAACGCCACCCGGTGGCTTCGTGGCGCCAAGGACATGGAGCAGTCCATCCAGGACCTGGAGGGCGCGCTTGGCGATGCTGAGGCTGAGGTCAAGAAGATCGACTCTGCCGGTGAGAAGGCCTTCCGGGGTGTGGGCGACGAGGCCGACAAGACCGGCAAGGATGTCACCCAGCTTGAGAAGAAGTTCCGCGAGGTTCGTGACGCCGCCGACGACATGGGCGATGGCGCCAAGAAGAGCTTCAAGAAGGCATCCGAGGGTGCTGAGGAGTTCAAGAACGAGGCCGGTCAGTCCGGTCGTGAGGCCGCTGCATCTTTCTCCGGTGGATTCGATGACGTAGCGGACTTCGTTCAGGAGACCCTGGCGAACGCCCTCTCCGGCTTCGGTCCTGCCGGTGCTGCCGCAGGTATCGCCCTCGCTGCCGTCGTGGGTACGGTCCTCAACAACGCCGTCATCGCTGAGGAGAAGCTGGCTGAGGCGCGTGAGCGTGCCTCTGAGCTGGCCTCCACGATGTACGAGAACGGCGGCACGCTGCCGCTGACCGAGCGGGTTGAGGAGCTGTTCCAGCTCCTGACCTCCGAGCGCAAGGCGCGCACGCCGCTTGAGAACGTCATCAACGACTACACCGACCTGGGCACGGTCCTCGATGCGGTCAAGGTCAGCGCCCGCGAGACGCAGATTCCGATGTCCCGACTGGTCGACATCCTCTCGGGCGGTGACGTTGCCGGTGCCAAGGACGTACTCAAGGCCATCGGTGAAGAGCTGGAGTCCATCAGCGAGGAGCTGAAGACCACCAACGCCTTCGAGTCTGGGCCGATCTACGAGCGCAAGAACGCGCTGGAGGCGGTCAAGACCGAAATGGAGGGTGTGGTCAAGCAGCAGGAGCTGGCCTCTCAGGCGCTCAACTCCGGTGACTTCCTGGGCAAGAAGAAGGTGGAGGAGCTGGGCGAGGCCTGGCGCAACGCCCAGGTGGACGCCGCCAACTACTTCAGCGAGACCGAGGAGGGCGCCACCTCCTTCGACTGGGGCGCCTACCTCGCAGACGGTGAGGCTACCCTCGCCGCAGCCGATGAGCTGAAGCGCAACATCGTGGGCCTTCCGCCAGAAATTAAGGCTGAGGCGGAGCGGGTCTTCTCCGAGCAGGGCGCGGTTGCCGCGAACGAGTACGCCAAGGCGTACATCGGCGCCTCATCCGCCGACAAGGGCCGCTTCATCAGCGTCGCCCAGTCGAACGGTGCCGCCGCTGGACAGGCCCAGGGGCAGGCCATGAAGGACGCCTTCGGCTCCCCGATCCTGTCCGCCACCATCCGCGCCGTACGCGACACCAGCGCCTGGGACAACTACTCCCCGAGCGCCAAGCAGGTGGCCCTGTACGTCAACCCGATCCTGGGCCGTGGCGGGTCTCAGTCGACCTTCCGTCAGCCCCTGTGAGGTGACCCATGAGCAGCTTCATCACCGCCAACAACGGCGCAGGGTCCACCTCGCCGGTCATGATCCTGGGCTACAGCACCACCCGGGACAGCCGGAACATCGTGCGTGACCTCATCGGTGGAGGCATAGCCGTATCGCTCATCGCGCCCCGCCTCCGTTCAGGGTCGCTCAATCTCTTCTACTCCGACGAGGCGCAGGCCTGGACCGCGCTCAACCTCCTGAGCAACGAATCCGCCTACGCCCTCACCGACACCGACCGTCCTGACATCGGCATGACGTTCGTGGTCAACGGGCCGCTCGCCCTCGACCTCGACGACCAGACCCGGGACCTCTGGACCATCACCCTTCCGTACCAGGAAATCAACACCTAACCCACAAGGAGAATCATCATGGCTGGACTCACACAGGCGCGTCAGGTCGCCATCCTCAATTCCGAATTCCCGACATCGGCCTCCACCGATCACGTGGCGTACTCCACGAACGGCACGTCGGAAGCCGCCATCCTCGCCCGCACCGCCATCGGTGCCACGGGCTGGGCGTCGGCAACTGCCGCAGACCCGAGCGTCAAGGCGAACAACGCCACACTCACCAGTGCTGCCGCTACCGGCTCGGGCACCATCACCCACTTTGCGATCTTCAGCGCCAGCTCTGCCGGTACGCAGAAGACCGACTGGACGCCCCTGACGGCATCCCGCGCAGTGGTCACCGGAGACACCATCCAGTTCGCTGTGGGCGCCCTTTCGATCACCCTCGACTGACCCACCCCTCTCAACACCTGAGAGGAGGTGAACCATGACCATCGAGATTGTCGGTACCACCGGTGGGCAGAACACCAGCGCGGCGACGTTCGCGGTCACCATTCCGACCCACCAAGCCGATGACTGGATCATCGTCTTCTTCAACGCGGTGGACAACGCCACGCCGACGAGTGTCACCGCAGGCTGGGACCTGGTGCGCCGCGATGTGATCAGCACCTCAGGCGTCAACTACATCTACGCCCGCAAGGCAACAGGGGCGGGCACGACGTTCAGCATCGACGCGAATGAGCGCGTCGCGTGGCGCGTCTGGGTCATCCGGGGGCTGGACGCCGCGTTGGACCTGGCGACCATCCAGGCCCTCACGGGAACGGTCGGCCCCTCCACGGCGACCAGCGCCACGTTCGCCAACATCACCGGGCTGACCGCCAGCGTCGAATACGTCAGCCTCGCGATGGTGGGTGGCTCCGCGGGTGATGGTCGCATGACATCTGCGCCCAGTGGGTGGTCGAACCTCTCTCTGCATCAGTCGGGGACGACGGACAGCCACGCGGTGGTATCGACGGCTGACCGAATCATCACCGGCGTGACCAGCCTCCAGCCTGGATCAGCTCCTCTAGAGGACAACGACTCCTGGCGGTCGTACCACATGGTTCTGCCGGGGGCATCGGGACCGGTTCAGTACGACGCCACGGGCACCGTTGCGGCAGCCTCGACGGCGGGCGGAGCGGTCACCCTCCAGACATCCGGTGCCGGTACCGTGCCGGTCGCCTCCACCGTCACCGGCGCCGGTACGCGCTTCACCAGCGTGACGGGTGCGGTCGCTGCCGTGTCTGCCGTCACCGGTAGCGCCGTGCGAGCAGGAGCCGGACAGGGCACCGTCACGGTCACCTCCACGGTCACCGCCGATGTCACAGTCATCCCGGGTCTCTTCGTGGGCGGCACCGTTACCGCCTCCTCCACGGTCGCTGGGTCTGTCACCAAGCGCACGCCTGCCGCAGGCACCGTGACCTCTGCCGCTGTACCCACCCTCGCGGTGGTCAAGCGCACGAACGCCACCGGCACCGTCTCGCTCACCTCCACCGCCAGCGCCACGATGCGTCTGCGCCAGCAGGGCGCCGGTGTGGTGTCGATCTTCTCCGGTGTCACCGGCGCCATCAAGGCCATCGAGGCGCCCGCCCTGCCGCCCACCCAGCTCATGCGCCCGTTCGGGACGCTCTCCATCGGTGCCCTCACCATCAAGAGCGTGACCGGCTCGGTGTCGCTCAACGCAGGCCGCGTGCCGTACGCCATGGCAACCGTCGAGGCGGCACTCACCGACCCCGACGACATCGAAACCCTCGACCCACGCGACACCCTCCGCGGCCTTCTCACCGGAGGTGACGACTACACCGGCGCCTCCCGCGTGTTCAACCTCGGTCTCCGCTCGCGCACGGTCAATCACGCCAACCGCACGGTCAGCCTGGAGCTGGCGTCCGACGAGGCGCAGCTCATCGATTACGCGCCCCTCACTACAGACAACGGCGCACGCACGCATGAGGCCAGCCTCCGCGCGGTCTGCAACTACGTGCTGGGGAAGATCGGCGCCTCCCTCGCCGCAGGCACCGCTGACGCGAACGTGACCGCCGCCTGGAACGTCACCAACCTCCTGGTCAACCCCTCCTTCGAGGTGGACGCATCCGGTTGGGTTCAGGGCGGTAACGGTCAGTCCGTGGTCACCTCCACCAACGTGGCCGCAGCTCAGGGCACGCGCTACCTGGTGTACCGCAGCGTCAACCCGGGCGCCGCGTTCCTCAACTACGGCACGAACATCCGGGTGGACCCGGGCCGCGTGTACACCTTCACCACGTACCAGAACCCCGAGACCACCGCCCGCCCGTGCGGCGTCATGATCCGCTTCAAGGATGCGGACGGCAACACCATCCGGGACAACACCAGCACCATGACCAGCATCCCTGGGGACACCTGGACGCGCGTCTCGCACACCATCGGCATCCCGCCCGGAGTCGCACAGGTGAGCCTCCATGTCCGCCAGGACGCGACCGCCAGCAACCAGGCCCACCGCGTGGACGGTGCAATGTTCTACCAGGGCAACGAGGTCATCCCGTACTTCGACGGCGCCAAGTCCGCCGACAGCCTGTACGCCTACGTCTGGGACAACGCCGCCAACGCCTCCACGTCACAGCGCATCCCGGTGGTGGACCGCACTCCGGAAATGTTCGAGTGGACCCCTGGCGTGTCGGCGTGGGAGTTCCTGGCCCCGATCACCACGAGTGCAGGACTCAAGCTCTTCTGCGACGAGAACCGTGTGTGGCGCCTGGTGGACCCCGCCGCGTACAGCGTCTCCGGCCTGCTCACCATGAGCGCCTTCAACACCTACGAGGGCACCGACACCATCGACCGCGCCAACGCCGACAGCTTCTGCACCGGCGTGGTCGTGAAGTACCGCTGGATCGACAACACCGGCGTCCAGCGTGAGGCCACCGACTCCGCGGGCGTGCCGGGCAAGGTGCTGGTCTGGGAGTTCGACCGCCCCTACCCCGGACCCGGCGCTGCCGCCGCTATCCTCGCCCGCCGTGTGGGCGCGGGCCGCGTGCAGGACGTTACTGCGCTGGCCGACTGGAGTGCGACCCCTGGCATGGAGGCGCGCATCTCGCTGCCCTCCACCATCGACCAGCAGGGCACCCTGTCCGCCGTCACGTGGGACCTGGAGACCGGCTACATGGACGCCGAAACGTCCAACCTCCTCGACGCTCCGCCTGACTCCTGGCTGGGCTTCGACCCCGCCCCCAACTGGGCGGACATCCCCAACACCACCGATCACGAATGGAGAGATTACTGATGGCCGCAGGAGACCGCGCCGCAGCCGCAGGGCTGAGCATCGTGCCCCAGACGGGCAAGGTGCGCGATGGCGCAACCGAAATCAACAACACGCGCGACATGGTGGCTGACGTTCAGACCACCCGCGCCCGCAGCAAGGTGAGCGCCACGGCGCCCACATCCCCACAGGTCGGTGACCTGTGGTTCGAACCCATCTAAGGAGCTGACCCATGGGTACCGTTCGCATTGGCGGCATCGTCAAGGCCTCCCCCAGCACGCAGTTCTGGCTGGAGGCGGACTGGGTTGCGTCCAACTCCAGCGCGAACACCTCAACGCTGGGCGTGTGGCTTCGTGCTGCCAACGGCCCGAGCGGTAGCACCGCCTCCAACTTCGGCGGCTACGGACGACAGGAGGGGCATGCCAACGGCTACCTCTTCGAGCACAATGGCAACCCGTTCCTGCCGTCCGGCGTGCCTCAGAACGGTCAGCGCTGGCACGACTACGCCGAGCGCACCTTCACCCACGACGGCAACGGCAACCTCTATGACGTGGGCCTTGCCATGCGCCTGGTGTACGGCTCCATTGACGAGTTTCACTATGGCTCCATCACTGCGCCTGGTCGCATCCCTCGCGCCCCTGGAGCGCCCGGTACGCCCTCGGTGTCCAACATCCTCCCCACGACCGCCACGGTGGCCTGGAGCGGCGCGTACCGCGGTCACGCCGACATCGACCAGTACCTGGTGCGCGTGCACACCAACCCCAACCCCGACGCGGCGGGTTACGTGGACTTCGCCGGAGGCGGCGGCACCTTCTCACGGTCGCTGACGGGCCTGGTCCCCGGCACCCGGTATTACACCAAGGTCTACGCCCGCAACAGCGACGGCTACGGCCCCGGCTCAGCGGTCACCACCTTCCAGACCCTCGCCGGTGGACGCGCGTGGGACGGCTCCGCCTGGCGCAACTGCCGCGTCCGGTACTGGAACGGCAGTGCATGGCAACTAGTGCGCGTACGGAGCTGGGACGGCTCCCAGTGGCGCACCACTCGATAG